TGCATCAACTGAACCTGACACTTGTTGTTTTGCAATCAAGTCTCTAAGTTTTTCGTCTTGTTCTGTAATATCCGCATCAAGAATTTTTTGGTATGCGTCTGACTTCAATCTCGCTTGTGAAGGTAAATAAGGCATTTTATCTCACCACTCTAAATTCATAATCATCATCATAGAAATTTATCTGTTCGTCTGTTGTTCCACTACCACTTACGACCTTAATACAAAAACGATAATTTCTTTCTGATTGTAATCCGTCCATTTGTAAATTGAAAAAATTACCTGTTGTATCACAACTAATTTTAGAACCACTACCATAAGGAATAATTACTTCTTCTGTTTCTGCATCTCTTACTTCATAAAAAGCAGATGCACTTGGTAAATATTTTACAGTAAGTTCTGCTGGTGTCGTATCAAAAGCAGTTGTAGGATATAACTCTCTACCGACAACTCTAAATTTTACTACTGATTTTTCTTTATATTCTGTTCTTAAATTTTTAAAATAAACTTTTAATCTTTCTAAATCTGTTGAACTTAGTGCTGATAAACTACCTGTATTCCAAGAACTATCGTCCCAAACTACTTCTAATTTAGGTGGGTAGATTGTATGTGTTTCTCTACCAAAGTATTTTAGGTTTCCTAATCTATCAGAACTACTTTCATCTTTTGTTGTATCACTTCCTGGATTGTATGAGAAATCACTTGAACCTGTGTATAGTGATTCTCTCTTGACTAAAAAGCCTCTATTTGGAAATAATGAACTTGAATAGATGTGGTTTTTTACTAAGTCCGTAACATCTACTCTTAAATCTTTTTTATCAAATGTTAGTCCGTATGAAGCACTTACTGAATATTGTCCGTTCATACTACCTGTAAACCAAGCACCTCCGTCAGTCAATACTGAGCCTGTAACCCAAGGTGTTGTATTTTCGTGGTCGCGGTATTGATATGTTACTCCGTCTTGTGTTACGGGATTGTGGTCGAGTTTTCCTGTTCCTTGTTTCCAAGCACTACCACTAACCATATACACAAATACATTTTGTTCCGCCTCTACTTCTTGTGATGTTGCGTCAAATAAATTTAAATAATATTTTGCTGACAAAGGTATTTTACCACTTTGTATGGACTGGGAAATAAAAGAATAATCAAAGTCAATTAATATCCTTGATATATTCTGTACCGTTCCGTTTTCTGCAACTTCTTTATTAATTTCTAATATTTCATCTAAACCTGTGTTTCTTGATGATGTGGTTGCACCTGAATATATGGTTGCATCTCTTTTATTAAATTCAAAATAATGCATTATCTATCTCCTACTACTCTACCTTCAATATCTACATTAGGATATTTAACCTCAAATATACTTGGGTCTAATGAAGTGTAGACTATTCCGTCTCTTGTAGCTGCATCTGTATCGTAGATATTTCCACTATATCCTTCTGCAACTTTGTGTTTATTTTCAATAACTACAAGATTTTTATTTGGATTATTATCTTGTGGTGGAACTACTGTAACGACTCCATCAACTAATCCAATTACATAAGCTATATCACTTAATACGATTGGTTGATTTATTTGCCATTTTTTAGTTTCAAAGAATTTTTTAACTTGTTGTATAGCCTTAAATAATACTTCGTTTTTATTGAATCCTCTTTTTACCGTGATTGCAAATCTTACACCTACATTAATAATATAAGCGTCTTTTAAATTTATTGCGTCTGTCAATACTCTATATTGTGAAAGATATATTTTTACATTTTGTTTTACAGCTTCGTTTAGTCTTGTTAGTTTTCCGTCAGATGTGTATCCTAACATATACATATTCAAGGCTAGTGGATTAGGTATGACATCTATGGACTTTATTCTACGAACCTCTCCGTCCACAACCTCTAATTGTCCCTCTTGTTCTAATTGTTCGTCTTGAACAATATACGCTTTAGCTACATTACCATATTTTTGTGGTAAAGAATAAACTCTTGTAATATAATCTTGTCTTGTAACAGCTCTGTTTTGTGCGTTAAAAAATGCTGATGCATTTAGTTTTATTTCATCAAGTGTTTCTTCACTCGCTCCACCTGTTGCTCTTTCTAAATTAACAACTTTTAAACTATCATTTACGGTAGTTTGTGTTGAAGAAACTAAACCTGTTGTTGAGTTTGTAAAGGTAGTGTTATACAAAGAAGTTAAAGAACCAGCTGGTATATTGTGTTCTATTGTTCCACCATACCTATAAGTTATGGTTAATGTCGTATTACTTGGTGCTAAACCAAATGTTCTTGTTTGTAAAAAGTTAGCTGGGTCATAAGACTCATCTAATCTTGAAACACCAAAACCCAAAGATGAACCAACATTATCAGGACTTGGTATTAACTCTTCATCTGGATTAGAACTAACACCACTACCAAATTTTATTTCAGTTCTATTATCATCACGAACTCTTGTTGTAAATCTTCTGGCAGTCTTGATTAGTTTTAACAAATATGGTGTATCATTTTTGTATGATGATAAACTCGGGTCATTTAAACTTGTATTTTCTTCTGATTCAAACACTGTATCTTGTGCTAAGAAAGGAACTTCATAAAATTTATTACCATTACTATCGGTTACTGAAACTATTTCTGTAACTTTTTGTTCTCCTAAAACAATACTATCAAAACTTTTTGCATTTGTAAAAGTAAAAGTTTCTGTTTTAGTATCGCCAGATTTTGCAAGACCTGTTTTTGTTAATCTAAAATTAGTAGGAATATTACCAGAAGCTGGCTCCAACGCGGTTACATCCATTGGGTCTAATGAACTTGATGTTTTAAAATTAACATCATCTAATAAATTAAATCTTACACCTGTTGTAGATAAGAAACCACTACCCGCTTCAAGTTTTCCAGCGTAATCTAAATCAGCTTGATAAACACCACTACCTAAATCTTTAGCTGGAACATCTATCGTTAATGAAACTTTTACCGTAGAAGGACAAGCTAATTTAGGTTTATATCCTAATGATTGTGCAATCTCTAAGACATTTTTCTTTTCTTCTGCCTGATTTAATAATGTTTCTCTAAATTGATTATCAACATAATAATTTAATACATCTCCAACATACGCAGCCATCTCAACGAACATCATACCTGGTGATGCTTCATTAAAGTCGTTGTATTGTGATGGGAAATAAGATTTTGCAAATTCAATAAGATTGTTTCTTATATCTGAAAAGTCTCTACCAAGATAACTAACTTCTTTTTTAACTATCTTTTTGTTTGTTCCGTAATCTACTTGGTCTAAGTTAGTAGTAGGCATTATAAGTCTCCTAATTCAAAATTTAATATTAATGTGTCAAGGGCGTTCGGGTCAAATGTTGTTGTGTATGTTATTTGAACATTGACAACATTTCCAGAAGCTTCTGATAAAACTTCGTCTATTTGAATGTATGGTAATTGAACTGATGTAGCTTCTCTAATAATAGCTTCTACTTGTTCACCAACATTTTCTGTATTTTGACTAAATAAAAATGATTTAAGTCCACTGCCAAAAGTTGGTTGCATAACTCTTTCACCTGGACTTGTTAACAACAAGTTTCTCAAATTTGACTTTGATTGTTCTCTAACGGTTTTTGATTGAAAGAAAAATCCATTTAATCCATAAGATAATGGAAATTTTATTCCTACAAATACATCATCATTTCTATCTATTTCTCTTACATTAGCCATTATGGTCTATAATTACCTTCGCCTTTTTTCTTTTTATCCATAGCTTTCATTAGTCCAGAATAATCACGAGTTAGTGCGTTTTGCACATCTTCAGGCACTGCGTCTACTGAAACACCAGCTTTCTTGATTGAATCAACCGCTGCCATTTCTCTCGCTCTTTCTTTGTTCTGTCCTCTACCTAAATCTCCGTATCCTAAAACTTCTGCCATATTGTCAGAACCTAACACTCCACCGCCTAATGTTGGATATTCATCAATGTCTGATGTTCCTAATGGTTTAGTGTTATTCAATACTTCGTTTAATGCTGTGTTTTTCGTGTATTGTTTTTTAGGTTTTTTGATAACCTTTTTAGGTTTAGGTTTAGAAATTGTTTCCGATAAACTAATTTCTTTTTCTTCATTAATAAATATCTCGCTCAGTTGTTTTTTGACTTCTTTACGAACAACTAATTCAATTATATTTCTTAATTTATTTTTATTCATTTTTCACTCCTATGCGTTTTCTAAATTCTTTTGTGCGTCTTCACCGGCTTGAACTGCAGACGATAAACTTTCTGCTGCAATTATGGTTGTTTCTTGTGCATCAACATCCATTTCTCTTTTAACTATTGCAATGTTAAATCCACCTGCAAGTCCAGCTTGTAGTTTTTGGAAAAACTTTTTATTCTCTTTCTCTACAAATTCTTGTTGTGTTTGTCTTTCATCACCAACAAGACCTTGTAATGCTTCGTTCGCAGCTAACCTTTCTTGAGAATCTTTTTTTAATTCTGGTCCACCTTCTATCTGATTTATATCTCCACCTGCAGTTTCAAAATCATTTATGGTTGCGTTTATTTCAATGAAGTCATCAAAAGTTAGTGTTTCAACTTTTGCTAAAATTAAACTCTCAAAGTAATCAGCTGGATTTTGTGCTATAGCTTTGAACTCTTCAAATTTTGCTTTCGCTACTGCATAATCCTCTTTTAATTTATTCACTTCTTCAACAAGTGATTTTAAATTACTTAACTTACCAATAACATCTGCCATACCTGGAACGGGACTCCAAGCTTCTCTCAACTCATCAATGGTATATGTTTTCAAAGTATCAAAGTCTAACCATTTTAAACTTACGATTAGTTTGTTTGTTTCTAATGCTTCTTTTGCATTTTGTATCCCGTCTCTAATATTTTTAAACCAAGCTGGATTAGGAACTGACCTTGTTCCTGGTATAGCTGCTGGAATCAAACTATTTAACTTATTTATATACTCTAAAATATTTTGTCGGTGTTCACGAGCTAAATTTCTACCTCTTTCAACAATACCCTCAGGTAACAATAGAACATTACCAGAAGCCAAATCTTCTTTTAAACGATATAATTTTTTAGTTTCATTAACAACTTCATTTGCACTTAAACTAACTTGTTGTGAATTTCTTATTTGAACTTTTGTTCCTTTGATGTGAACATTACCCTTTGTTGCAAAAATAGCTATATCCTCAGACCTTGCGTGCAAAACTATTCTATCAGAATTCATAAATATAGAAGGTTCTGAAAATCTATTAGCTACGAATTGGTCTCTATTAGATAATACACTTCTACCATTTTTTGATTTATTCATAGATAAACCAGCAAGGTCAACAGCCAAAGGATAAGAATTTGAACCAGATGAAATTAATTGAATTTCACTACCACCTTTATCATTATTTAAAGCACCAATCAGAATATTACCTGAGTCTGGTCCACCTTTACCAAATTGTCTACTTGATAAATGTATGTAATTATTATGTCTACCTTGAATTAGAGTATCACCTGGCCTGAACTCATTACGTTTTCCTCTCTTATTATTAGAAATATTTTCAAAATCTGTTTGTTCTTCAACTGGTGTTGTATTGTTTTCTTCATCTGAAACACTTTGGTTAATAGTTTGCTTATCATTGTTGATAATTTCAGTGCTCGGATTCAGTGCAGAAAAATAATATCTTTCGTCGTTAAATTCCAATCCGACTACAATTTCACCAGGTAAAGGCATTTGTAATATATTAGAATTTATAGGTTTGAAACTACCATTACTTCTCGCATCTCCTTTTGATATATTATATTCAGAATAAATGTATCTACCAATAATGTTTCCGAACTTATTTCCGTTTCGTTCTTCTTCAATCTCTATTACTTCAACTGGTTCTAATTGATGAAAAAATTCTTTCTGAACTAATTGTTTCATTTTTAGACGCAACAATCTTTCATCAACATTTCTATTTTCTGTTGTGTTATCCTCTAAAACAACTGTGTTTTTTTCTTTTGTTTCTCCAAACTTCGCTGGAGCCTCATCAAAGTAGGGCATTAGTTTTCCTTAGTGATAGAACTTTCTATTTCGTCTTTTTTGATTTGTAACTCTTGAACATCAGATTCTATCGCATCCATAAGTTGTTGTTTTTCATTTTCAGTTAAACCAAACTCATCTCCACTATCTGATACTCTTTTTTCTGCTGCTGTAATTCTTTGAACGATTGTTGCTAACTTAACAAGTTGTTCGTCGTTCTTGACATTGATTTCTAAATATTCTTTTAACATAGGAATAATCTGAACGGCTGTATCTCCGTCTTTGATAAATCCCACAACCTCTTTCATCAAT